TTCAACAATTGATGGAGCAAACAACAAATGAATAAATTTCAGCGGCATGTTCTTCGCGCCCCCGAGGGCAGTGAAGATGGTTCTGGCGGTTCAACTCTGACCGGCGGCACTGGCGGAGCGGCAGACTGGCGGGGTTCTCTGCCTGAGGACCTGCGTGCGCACCCGGCACTCACTGACATTAGGGACGTCGGCGGTCTCGCAAAATCCTTTGTCCACGCACAGTCGATGATCGGCGCCGACAAGATTGTTCTGCCGAAGGCCGACGCTTCGCCGGCTGAGATGGCTGACTTCTACAATAAGCTCGGGCGACCCGGCGCGGCAGACGGATACAAGTTCTCCGAGACCACGGTCGAAGGTGCGCCGAGGGATGAGGCTACTCAAAAGTGGGCCCGAGACATCTTCCACAAGCACGGTCTGACGCAAAAGCAAGCTGACGGTCTGTATCAAGACTATGTGGCCAAGGTCGGCGGCGACATGAAGTCTATGCAAGAGGCTCGCAGCGCTCAGCGTGAACAAGCCCTTGAGCAACTGCGCGGTGAGTGGAAGGGCAATGAGTTCGACGTTAACGTTCAACTTGCACAACGTGCGGTCAAGACCTTCGGCAGCGAAGACCTCGTCAAGTACCTGAACGAATCGGGCGAGGGTGACAATCCGATGCTGATCAAGTTGTTCGCAAATATCGGCAAGCAACTGGGTGAGGATCAGGCCTTCGGCGGACGCTCCTCACAGTCGGGCTTTGTTGCCGGACCGGAAGCGGCCAAGGCTGAAATTGGCAAATTGCAAACTGACACTGACTTCCAGAAGGCCTACATGAACAAGGACGCTCCCGGCCATAAGGAGGCTGTCGAGCGAATGGAACGCTTGTTCAAGGTGGCGTACCCTGGCAAGGTCGAAAGTTAATTTAATTTCCGAGAACGCCTTGTTTACACGGGGCGTTTTTGTGTTATAATACCAATCATAGACGGGTAGCACGCAAGTGTCCGTATGACTGGGGGAATAGCCTCCCACCGAACGCAGGTGTTGAATTGCCAGGAGGGTCCGGATTACCGGGTAGCTTTCCGAAGAATCGTTTAACCACTTTTCATCGGAGACTATAATGTCCTCCCAAGTTGATACCGCATATGTGTACCAGTACCGGAACAACGTTTCCATGCTGGTCCAGCAGAAGGGTTCGCGTCTGCGCCCCTTCGTCCGTGTCGAACCGCAAAACAGCGAGTTCGAGTTCTATGATCGTATCGGTGCTACCGACGCGGTTGAAATCACCGGTCGCCACCAAGACACCCCGCTGGTCAGCACTCCGCATGACCGCCGGCGCGTCTCCCTGCGTGACTATGACTGGGCTGACCTGATCGATCGTCAGGACAAGCTGAGGATGCTCATCGATCCGACGAGCGCTTACGCGATGAACGCTGTCTTCGCCATGGGCCGCAAGATGGACGACGCCATCATCGGGGCTGCTTTCGACACTGCGTACAGTGGCAAAACGGGTCAAATCACCGTGCCGTTCCCGGCCGGCAATCAGGTTGCGGTGAACTACGTTGAGTCTGGTTCTGCGGCCAATGGCAACTTGACCATCGGCAAGATTCGCCGCGCCAAGGAAATTCTGGATGCGTACGACAACGACCCGGATGAAGCTCGCATTATGACCTGCACGGCCAACAGCCTGCACAGTCTGCTGCGCAACATCGAAATCACGTCACAAGACTACAACGTGGTCAAGGCACTGGTTGAGGGCAAGGTTGACACGTTCATGGGCTTCAAGTTCGTGCGTACGCAACGCCTGCTGACTGACGGTTCTGGCTATCGTCGCCACATCGCCTGGGTGCAGTCGAAGCTCCTCCTGGCCGTGTCGCAAGACCCGATGGTCGACGTCGGTCCGCGCCGTGACAAGCGCAACTCCATGCAGGTATACGTGACCATGGGTATCGGCGCTACGCGTATGGAGGAACAAGGTGTTGTCGAAATCAAGGTCGACGAAGCCGTCCTGTAATCAACCGAACTAAGGAGAATCGAACATGGCAAACAGCACTACGACGCAAGTAGCTGGCATCCTGTCCGTGCCCCCGACTCCCCAGAAGGTTGGGGACATCGGCGGTCGCGTACGCACGCTGCAGGGCAACTTCGCTCTGCCCGCGTTGCCGGTCAACGACACCATCTGCATTGGCAAGTTGCCGAAAGGCGCACGCCTGCTTCCTCAGTCCTGCATCGTGATTAGCACGGCGCAGGGTGCTACAACTCTGTCTGTTGGCTCCGCCCCGAGTCAAGCTAGTGGACAACTGGTTGGCACCATCACAGCGACAAAGTACGGCTCTGCTCGTACGTATACTACGGCTGCAGCCCCGTTGTTCCTCGACCAGGTTACCGACCTCGGTGTGGAAATCGCCAATGCTTACGGTGAAGACATCTACATTACGATTGGCACCGCCACGGCGACACCTGGCACGCTCAAGTCGTTCCTGCAGTATGTGGTTGACTAATCAGCTGCAGCTGAGCCTTTGCCGTGATGCGCTCCTCCAAAGGGCCATCACGGCCTTTTCGGAGGAGCCATGGCCAGTTCGATTACGGAGATTGCTAACTTAGCGCTGACATACATTGGAGCGGATTTAATCACCTCACTGGATGATCCGCAAAAGTCAGCTATTCTCATCAAGCAAAATTGGCCGATCTGCCGGGATGCTGTTCTACGCGCCTACCCATGGAACTGCGCAGTAAAACGCGACGTCCTGGCACCGCTTGCTGACCAACCCGCATACGGTTGGTCATATTCGTTTCTGCTGCCCCCGGACTGCCTCAGAACCCTTGGACTCGAGTCCGATGAACCCTTCACGATTGAGGGTCGCAAGCTGCAGTGCAATTCCAACGTCATTAAGATCAAGTACATCGCGCGTGTAGAAGATCCGAACGAGTACGACGCCTTGCTGTCTCAGGCCCTTGCGGCCTACCTGGCGCACCTGCTGGCAATGCCCATTGTTCAGTCAAACTCGCTCAAGGAGCAGATGTGGGAGCAGTATAAGCTGGCGGTACGTGAAGCCCGCTCTGTTGATGCGCAGGAAAATTCACTGCAGATGGTTGAAGCTACTGATTGGCTGGAGTCGCGGTAATGACTCGCGCGTCAATCATCCAGACCAACTTCACCACAGGTGAGATGTCCCCGCGGCTGATGTCTCGGGTTGACGTTCAAAAATACCAGAACGGTTGCGAGTTGCTGGAGAACTTCTTGATCATGCCGCATGGCGGTGTGACCAAACGCCCAGGATTCCGATTCATTGCAACCACAAAAACGACGGCTGATACTTGGCTGATTCCGTTTAAGTTCTCAACCATCCAAGCCTACATCATTGAGTTTGGTGCAGGCTATTTTCGATTCTTCAAGGACGGCGGTCAGATTCTTAGCGCGGGCGTTCCGTATGAGCTTGCGCACACGTACACGCAAGATCAGTTAGGTAGCGTCAAGTTCGTTCAGTCGGCTGACGTGCTGTTCATGTTCCATCCGCAGGTTAAACCCAAGAAGTTGTCTCGTACAGGGCACACCAGCTGGACGTTCACGGACTTTGAGTTCAAGGACGGTCCATACATGGACGTCAACTCCGACACCGCCAAGAAATTAGCTGTCAGCGGTACAGCTGTTGGTCCAGTCACGATTACAGCCACAGGCCATTCTCCATTTGCAGCAACTGACGTTGGGCGCCTAGTGCGCATCGGTCCGTCTACGGCCTGGTCATGGGCAGTCATCACATCGTTCACGAGTGCCACACAGGTAACAGCTGATCTTAAGGTAGCGGCTTCTTCAACAAGTGCCACGTCTGATTGGCGTCTTGGCGCCTGGTCCGACACCACTGGCTGGCCGTCGCTAGCAACATTCTTCGAGGAGCGTTTGTGGTTCGCGAATACCACGCAGCAGCCACAAACGGTCTGGGCCACGCGTTCTGGCGATTTCAATAACTTTGCACCGTCAGATGCTGCCGGTAAGGTGCTTGACGATTCAGGGCTCAACTACACGCTGAGCACTGATGACGTGAACTCTATTCGTTGGATGGTTCCAGGAAAAGTCCTGACGATCTTGACGGACTCAGGCGAATTTACAGTCTCGGCCAGTTCGCTGTATGAGGCGATTACGCCAACGAATGTGCGTGTCATTCGTGAAACTGCGCGAGGAGCTGCTAATGTTAAGCCTGTACTGGTGGATAAGAATCTGCTCTTCTGGCAGAGGGCGCGTCGGAAGCTTCGCGAATACTTTTATGATTTTAACGTTGATGGCTTCCGATCTAACGATGTTACGATTCTTTCTGAGCATATTACGCTGGGTGGAATGACCAGCATGGACTACCAGCAAGAGCCGCACTCCATTGTGTGGAGCGCTCGAGCTGACGGCCAGTTGATCGGCTTCACGTATAACAAGGAGCAGGAAGTCCTTGGCTGGCACCGCCACATCCTCGGTGGCGCAGACGCGCACGTAAAGCACGTGGCCTGCATACCTGGGGCGGATAACGATGAGCTCTGGGTGGTCACCACCAGGACCATTGACGGCGGGACCAAACAGTACATTGAGAGACTAGACCATGAGTTCTATCCGAGTTCATCCGAGGATAAGGATGGTGCGTTCTTTGTGGATTGTGGCCTCTCTTATAACGGAACCCCAATAACCCTTGTCTCCGGTCTAGATCACCTCAAAGGGGAAACGGTATCCATCCTCGGTGATGGCTCGGTGCGCGCTCCCAAGGTGGTTAATAGTTCTGGTCAAATCACGCTTGATCGTCCTGCGTCCGTTATCCACATTGGTCTAGCCTATACGGCGAAGTTGCGGTCTATTCGTTACGAGGCCGGTGGTAATGAGGGTACGGCTCAGACAAAAACTGGGCGTGTCCAGCGCCTGGGTTTGCGGCTGCTCAATACGCTAGGGTTGAAGTTCGGTCCGTCTGAGGACAAGCTTCAGGAGATTCAGTTCCGGATGGGCTTTCATAAGATGGATCAGTCTCCGCCGCTGTTTACTGGGGATCAGGTAGTGAATTTCCCAGGGGACTACGATCGTAGCCGTCAAGTTACACTCGTAGCAGATCAACCGTATCCATGCACGATTACTGGCCTAGTACCGTGGATGGTGGTCTACGAATAAGGAGGGCACATGGCCGTCGCTACGTCAACTGCTATGCTAGCCTCTACGGCGGCATCAGCGTTCTCAAACATCTGGGCTGGGCAGCAAGGTAAGGCTGCGGCAGAGTTCAACGCCAAGCAAGCAGAGCTAGACGCCGATCTGGCCAAGCAGCAGGCTGCGTTTGAGGAACGTAATTTCAGAGCGGGTGTTGATCGATTGCTTGGTCAACAACGCGCAGGTTACGCTAAGGCGGGTGTCCAGATGACCGGCTCAGCGCTGGACGTCGCGCAAGATACTACGATGCAGTCTGAAATGGACGCCCTGCTTATTCGCTATAACGGGATAATCAAGTCCAATGGTTATAGAACACAGGCGGCATTGCAGCGCTTGCAGGGGGCCTCAGCTAAAACGCAAGGGTTCATGAGCGCCACAGGATCTATCCTGACAGGTTACGCCCAGTGGAGCAACATGCAGGACCAACTGAAAGCAAATCCTGTATACCAGCCCACGTACACGGGGGCTGGGTTGAAATTGCCGTCAGCTCCGAATCTGGACTACATGGGCGGTGGGCAGGGAGTGAGGATTAAATAATGCCGAAAATCGATACCTATCAAGCGCGAGGATCCCTGCAAGGGGCCGGCAACAATCCGGACATGCACCCACTGAACACGGCGCAGGGTCTTGCAGATATTGGCCAGGGTTTAGGGGCGGTTGCAAGGGCTTCTCATGAGTCCGACTTGCGGGCGAAGGCTGAGTTCGAGAAGCAGCAAGAGTATGACGCGCATCTGTGGTCAATCAATCAGATGACAGACTTCCGTAATCGCATGGTTGCGAAGATGGAGGATGACAAGAACTACGCTCAACCTGGAGCTGAGGGCTTTGCTCTTGCGCAGAATAAGGCCTATGAAGACTCACTTGGCGAGTTGCGTCAGCAGGCTCCCAATACGCGTGCGCAGCAACTGTTTGACGTTCAGGCTCGACAGTTCCAAGATCAGTTTTTCTCGCAAGCTCTTACATTTGAGGCTCAGGAAAAGCAACGCTTCCGTGTACAGACGACTGTTGACTACGCGAAGAAGGAATCTCAGGCCTTGCTGCTGAACCCTGACCTGTATATATCAGTCGTGGTACCGCGTCTTGAGTCCATCAACGCCATGAATGTTCCGCCAAGCATAAAAGACCGCTTGCGTGAGGACGTGTCTTCGCACTTCTCTGA